TAGGCCAGAATGATATCAGAGTTCGCCAAGTTGAACTGCCGCGTGTCGTCCAGCGCCACCCGGGGGTGCGACACGTTACCGGGGAGTGCCGTAACCACCATATCGGAAACGGTCGAGTCATACCACAGCAGCTTAGCGACGCCCGCCTCCACGAACGCCACGGCGGGCTGCATGTTCTGGTCGAACGCGAGAGACACCTCAGTTATGTCGTCGCCGGTGTAGATTGCCTGCGGCGGGAAGGTCGGGGCGGACAGCATGATCCGGTCCTCGACGATGTCCTCAACTATCTCGGCCGTCCATGTTTGGTAGTTCAGGCCCAGCGACGGGTCGTTGAGGGCGACGCCGCCGTCCATGTAGTCGATGTAGTCCGGGAACACTTGGGCGCGAGCGCCCAAGAAATCTCCCGGCACAGGCACGGTGGAAAGAACACCGCCAGGCAAGCTCATAGCACCTTCCTATCCCATGAGATACTGAAATCAATACTCATCAAGCTATCAGCATCTTTCATAATAGGGGGGTCAATCTTGGCTTGAAAGCAGAATGTGGGGGAGTCGGGCCACCCAGCGCCCTGGACAGTTGGCCCAGACAGGAAATATGCCCCGCCTATGCCGTCCGCATAGTTACCCTGAGATAGTCCAAAAGAATTTCTTCCCCTAATTTTTCTCTCACTGGTGGCTACATTACTTACGCTAAATGCCTCATTACCGTAGATCAGGTTAGTTGTCACTTTGGAGGATGTTGGGTCAACTAGGGTGTAGGGGCCGTGGTAAAACCCTACCCTACTACGGTCGTCACCATTAAGGACATTTCCCCACACAATCCCATGGTAGTTATCCCCTCCTGCAATCCAGTTACCAACTTCAATAGGCCGAACAGTGACAGTGTAACTGCCCCCCTTATTACCAGTATTCTCAAGTACCGTTACAGTATCTTCAGTTGGCCAGTAGTATCGAATCTCCCATGTAACACGTAATTGTTCGTCAGAGAGAATGGTAATGGATGTAGGATTGCCAAGAGCATCCAAGACCAGCGCCCTAGAGAATATAGAGTTCTCAGGAGAGGTGCTCCAAGCTGTTGCCAGTTCTGATATATTTTGGTTATCAATGCTGCCAAGAGCGAAGGTGTAAGTTACCTCTCTGGCCACATATCCATCATCAATATTAACTATATTTGCCGAATAGGTCGTTGTTGAACTAGCAGCTACAAAACTATCCAGGCTCTGGTCATTGACATTAGGTGTGGAGTTTCCTGTGCCAGCTTGACAAATATTATAAACATCCTTACCAGCAGATGAGCCTGTGGTCTTTAGCCTATCCAGTCCAATATTCGTAATTAAGTTATTGAACGGGTCGAGCTGTTTTTTCAACTTACCGTTCTTATCTAGCACCTCAATTTTTTTAAAGATACCAGCGACACTGGCTTTAGCTTCTATGTTCATATCATGCTCCGTAGTTTGGGAAGGGCTCTGTGGGCGGGATGAAGTTCTCGGTGTAGCGGGCTACGCCATTGGTAATACGAACCTCGTCAATGTCTCCAAGAAACCCGTACGTTGTGTAAGACGGGTTGGTGTAGCACCCTACCTCCATGTGCCCCACGTCATACCAGCCGTCGGCGTTTGATGCAGTAGCTTCGAGATTCCCGTTTAGAAACAGTCTAATGTTCGATCCATCGAAACTCAGGGCCACATGGTACCAGGTGTTTTCAGAAACTGTCGTAACACCGTCCATTGTTACGACAGAGCCAACACCACTTTGCCTATGAAACTGTAGGCGACTGGTTGTAGTGTTTATACTGACAGCCTGCTGCTTACTGGACCCGCCATCAGTTTGAGAAAATATCGGCCTCAACAATAAAGTTTGGTTTATATCCCCAAACCGCACAAACGCCTCCATTGTAAAATGGTCGTACCTCTTAACGGGTGCGGTAGTGCTGTAGATTTTTGCTTGTTGTGACGGGATATGGAGGTACCCCAGAGATCCGAAGACGCCGATATTGCCAATGACTGAGCCACCAGATGGCGTCCAGCTTCTTCCCGTCTCGTCCGTGAAATTCCCATCGAAATGCAGCAACGCCACCACCTTATCCCAGTGGGGATCACCATCACCCCCAATCGCTTCAACCTCTAACACGTCGCTCAAATACTCCACACCATTCCAATCAACAGTCGCTACAGCATAGTAGTATGCAAGCCCCTCAACTACATCGACATCTTCATAGACTCGTACATCTCTACCAATAGTCACTGCACCACTAGGCAAAGTGTTGGAATCAAACATTGTCAGGGATTTATATATTTTCTGGTGGGAATGAATATTGCTGTCATTCTTCCAAGACAAGTTAATTCTACTCATCTACATATACCCCTTGTAGATCATATGGGGCCTCAAGTATTGGATTATTCGTGTAGAAGTTAAGCTCTTCCGCTTCAGCGCCTAAACTAAGCTCTTCTGGTAGGCCATTCCCGTAGGGGACAAGAGTTTTATTCAAGTATATTGATTCGCCTGTTGCAGCTATTGCCGCATTGTCTATGCCTAGGTCTTCTTCGACCGTAAGTACCTCACGGAAAAGCAATGACTCAGCTGCACCACCGATGACAGCCTCTTCTATGCCCCCGTCCATGTCGTAAATAGCCGACCTGAACAGCACTTGTTCAGCTGCTGCCCCCACTGACACGGGATCATCCTCCATCCCTGTACGCCGGAGGATAGCCCTGTTGTCAACGCTTTCAGCAGACCCAGTCAGACTCAACGACTCTGTTGAGTACACCATATATGGCCTGCTAGTCAGAATAACCTGATCCGGCCCCATGTCATCTTCGAGGTAGACGCGGTTGTCCATGTTAACCGCCTGAAACTCAACCCGCGCCTCGCCGCTGGGGCGAACTGACGTTATCAGCGCCTCATGCACCACCTGAGTCCTGCGACCAATATACACGACTGTGGGCGCGTTGGGGTCGTTCGTCACGGTCACATCAGGCGGCATGGCGGCAAGGGTCACTGTCCGCCCGCTAACGACAGCCGGGATCGGCGGCGAGGCGGTTCCATCTGGCCTGCGAATCATCACGACAGGATCGCCGCCGACCGGCTGAATGGTCTCGGATAGAGTCAGCACCAGTCCGTCATGGTCGACAACGAACGCCGACTGGCCCCATTCAGGTATGCCGTCCTGAAGACCGACGTAATCCATATAGAACGAGTTCATGGCCGCCAGCTCGGTGGTGCCTTTGTAGGCTGTGCGGCGGTAAGCCGCCTTGCGCCGGCGCCTTGCAGCCAGCCGCCACGCCTGCGTGCGGCCCGTGACGCCCGGCGCGGTTATCTTCTCGACGCGCAGCCCCAGATCACCAATCAACCGGTACGATTCGGTCATCATGCGGCCAGTGATGCGGTCTTTGTACTCGATATCCACGCCGTCGATATCGTCGGGCATGACCGTCTCGGTTGTCTCGATCAGCGGCGACACCAGCTCCTGCGGGCTGTAGACACGCGGCGGAGTGCCCATGCGGTAGGCGTCCCGTGCAGCGCTGATCAGGCCACGGCGGAGTGTGAGTTCGGCGAATCCGGCCTGTAGACAGTATCCGGCCACGGTTTTGAGCGTCGAGGTGGCATTGACGGACAGGTCGAACGTGTCGACTCTGTCGTGCCAGATCTGGTGCAGAGCGCGGATGTGGTCCATGTCGATCAGCTCACGCCCGTAGCCGACCGACTCCATCATGTAGACGAAGAACGGGGCTATGTCGCGGGTCGGCTCCATGACCTCCGGATCGTCCAGCGTTGGCAGCATGCGGGTGGGGCGAACGGAGATCTTGTTCTCGACCTGCCCGGACACTTTGTCGCCGGTACGCATGCGCACGTGCAACAGCGTCATGCCGGGGTAGGACGTGGGTGCCCCGACGATGCGCGACCTCAGCCCGGACCACTGATGCTTGTCGATATGCATCGGGTTCGTGCTGGGGGCGCGGGTAGCGCCGACCCGAACCTCGACCCGCATCGGGTGCGGCAGGTCCACCCGGATGGTGAACCCGATCTGGTCCGGGGTGGCATCTCTAAACCGATAGGGGACAATCTGCCACTCGGTCGTGCCCAGCTCACGCCATTGAATCTGACCCTCAGCTGGCATCAGCCGCGTCCCACCACTGCGCCGGTGGTAGATGAGGCCGTTCGGAAAGAATATATCGACCTCGAACGCATCCGCCAGCTTGCCTTGCGGGACTGCGGTAAAGGGGCCTACCCAGCCGCCCGGCAATGACGCTCGATCCACCTGAACCGTAGAGGTGGCACCAGAAACG